GAGCGCACCCCTATGGCCCACAGGGAGCGCACAGGGATAGCCATAGGGTAGCACTAGCGATAGCCCTAGCGCAGCGCAGAGAGCCACTGAGTGCGCCCTAGGGCCATCTAGACGGCTAGACGTCCACCCCACCCCCTCCTTTTATGCGCTAGCCACCCCCTATGGGGGCAATTGGCGTCGTTGAGGGTGAGGGAGGGGCTCGCGTGAGTCTAATAAATTTCAGGTCCAGGTATAGACGTGCAGCCCCAGTACCATCCCAGTACAGCCCCAGCACAGCCCCAGGGCAATCCCAGTACAATCACCGGGATGCCCAGGGCTACTAGTGCCTACCCAGATTACAGGTACCCCTGCTCCGGGTGCTCGTCCGAGAACCACCACAACGGAAGCTTCACAGCGATAGTACCAGTGAACCCAGTAAAGCGCAGGCCCATGTACGCATAAATACCGCCGCGGAGACTGCACGGCACAGGGTAAGTGCTCATATAGTCATTCGCAGTGATAGTTATAGTGTCTTTACTCAGGCTATTGATAATATCCTGAGAGGCACTAGTAGGTACCGCAGCAAGCACCTCCGTATCCGTAACTGCACCGGTAGTCAAGTTAGCAGTGCGCGTCACAGAGCCAATGACTCGGGCGCACGTCTGCATACCCACTACGCCCGTAGCAGTACCAGCCTTAATGGAGCACTTGCCATACAGCTGCTTAACATCCCGCCCGTAGTAGAGAGGTTTGTTATACATCAGCTGCACCGTGTCAGAGGTAGCCCCCATAGTGATTAGCACCGGGATGTAGCCATCTGCATCGGCATCTGCCGCACTACCATACACCACCGTAGCTGCACCAGTACGGATAGCAAAGAACGTCCCACCAGCAGGCGAGGAGGGTAAAGAGTCCCCCGGGGTGCCAGTAAAGGTGAACGTGTTATTGATACGGTACTCGATACCCGGCATGTACCGGTACGACTGCGCGGCCAACGGATACTGCACCTTGATACGTGCACGGTTATTGGGGTCTGATAAGTCCTTCACCATACCGTAGGCGTTGTTCACATACGGGGCACGGTGGAACCAGGACATATCGTCAATATCCACGTTCAGGCGGTTACTGATACCAAACACCAGGTTCCGGATACCAGAATAGGGGTCCCCTACGTTGCGCGCAGCAAAGTACTCTGGCAGTTGAATCTTCAACGTAATCTGCCCATCCGCAGCATCCTGAACAGGGAAGTTCGCTAGGAGTCCGCTTACACCCTCGATATGGCCACCAATGATGATGTCCTTACCAATATGACGGGAGCCGTAGTTGAACAGGTCCCCTACGTTGTAGTCGAAGCTGCAGCCTACGTACGTAATCAGGTGCCCGCGGTCATTGCGGCTAATGGCGTGGCTGTAGTTATCCCCGAAGATACACTCGGTAAATCGGATGTTTTCCCCGGAGTTGGCCCACTGATAAACACTGCCGGTAAAGTTCGTGGCGGTGCTGAGCGCGTGTTTATTCCGAGTAAGGTCCAGACCGCGGAAGCGCAGCAGGTACGTGTCCACAGAGCCTAAACGTAATCCCGACTCGAACCCAGCGATACGCAGGTTCTCCACAGAGGCGTCACGGCAGTGTGCGTACGAACCACTCGGGTACGTGACGTTACCCACCAGCAGCCCCGGGAACGTAGTCAAGTTATAACCCGGTCCACGGAACATGCTGTTTCTGCCATCAAGGGCCAGGTTCGGGTGGTTTGCACTCGCCCCTTGCGTCACACCCCCGTTGTTGCGGAACATCAGAGTTTGCGTCAAACCGGTGAACTCGTTAGAGATAACCCAGCCAGTTCCGGTGGTGAATGCAGCCCACTCAAACAGCCCCTGCTCAGGTAGTACAATACTCAAGACGCTGGGTTGGCGTACAGTGTCAGTCATGTTGTACACAGTAACGCCATCGACGGTAGCCAGGTTAGGTAGGTGCGGAACCTTAATAGGGCGGATACCGCCATTCACAGCGCCGCGCGCAATGATGCGAGCTACTTCTGCCTGGATAACTGTGTTCAGACACTGCGCCAGGTTGTTTGCGGTTACAGTGAATCCCGCTAGCAGCGGGTTAATAGGCTCGCTAGGGTCGTCCTTAAATCGCTTACCGTCTGCGGTTACGAATACAGAGTACCCGTTATCCGGAGTAGAGGTATCTGCGGCATCGTAATAAACCACGTGGTTGACGTAAGGCCCACCAGCTACAGCCCGCCTGATAACTACAGCATCCCCGTCTACCTGTGGCGAAAGTGCGCGCAATTCATCCAGGGAGTTGACCGAGGGGAATTGAGCCACAGGAGTACGTGCGCTTACTAGTTTAGTCAGTGCCATTAATTACCCTCATTTTATCAGAGCAGCTACTGCTGCGTTTACGTTTTTATATTGATTCCCAATGGCTTTACTCTGCCACTGCCTACGTTCCCACAGGCCCCAGCATACTTTATTGCGCTGCCCGTTAATGTACTGGGAACAGTCGAAGGTCCAGCGGTTGCTGCCCTTGTACACCCAGCCAGTACCGGGGGACTTCTGCTGATACTTGCTAATATAGCGCCAGCCCAGTACAGCCTTTCCGGCCGCTGCATAATCAAGGCTCTTGAGGTGGCGCTTCACGGCACTTCCGTTGAAGCCAGCGACACCTACATTATAAATGAAGTCTATGGACCCAACCAGGGCTACGTCAGAGAGCTGCATAGGAAGCCCGTCAAGAGCCTTTGCGTGTTCCCCTGCTGATTCTATCAGCTGCTTCTGACAATCGCTCAGCGTGGCTCTCTGGCCCATCTTGACGCCCTTTGTCTCCCCATAGCAGATAGTGGGGATACCAGCGCTATCCTTGTAGGCGGTAAGGCTCAGACCCTCGTTGTGCTTAACCACCCCGGTAATAGCACCGCCAAGCATAGTGGCCCCCGTGAGGGCCGCAATAACCTTAGTCCTTAAACTCATATTTAATAGTCCCCTTACGTGCCTGCTCCTCTAGGAGCTTGAATGTACGTCGCTTGTAATACGCATTCCACGCCAGGGTTAGCACCGCGCACACCGTCGCAGTGATGAAGCTGATAGTGCTCCAGTTCCAGCTCATTAACTCTGCCAACCAACCTCCTGATACCGTAGCGCCGGTAACTGCTGCACCTGCCCGGGTAGCGAGGTCTGACCCCACCATGTCTCCCACCTTAATCATCCTGCTGCCCCTTCTTTCTGAACAGCTTACGAATCACCAGAATGACCACTAGGAAGACCAGAGGAATACTGGCCCCAGCTAATCCGGCGAGGATAAGACTGTAACTATCATTGTTAACCACCTGCAGGCGCTCTGCCTGGATTGTCCCGGTGCTAATAGTTTGCACCTGCTTCTTACTGGACGTATCCAAAGTGCCTACGTTAGAATCCTGTACATCGGTTTTGTTGGCGGTGCTGGAATCCACCTTGTTATTCAAGCCAACGGTCTGTTTGGTGTTCTCGGCACCAACCTGAGCAGATACATCCGGCTTAGAACCAACTAAGCCGGTGAGTGCAGAGGTCGCCGAGCAACCAGTCAGAGTAACCGCGAGCAGTAACCCAGCGACCAGCTTACGCATTAGCTAGCAGCCTTCACTGCAGCTACTGCAGCTTCAAGTGCAGCAATCTTGGTATCGAAGGCAGCACCGGTCTGGGCCACGTTCTGCGGCTGCGTAAGGATAGCATACAGGTCCTTACCGAGAATGTTCAGCTGCCGCAGCAGCTCCTGCTGTTGCGCTGAGGTTGCTTTTGCAATTGCCATGTGTACTCTCCTTATTCTGCCGCGTCAGTAGCGGCTACGAACGCACTTTGCAGTGCAGTGAACGAATCATCAAATGCTGTGCCGGAACCCTCTCCGAGCGGCATACCTGTACCAGTAAGTGCGACATAACCAGTCTTGGAGAGCTGCGACAGCATGCTGAACAGGCGCGCCTGCAGCGTACCATCATCCTTGAAGGCTGTACCGGCACGGGTAGCCGTATAGCCCTGGGACTGCATGTACGTGAAGAACGCGTTCAGCTTAGTCAAGGCAGTCGTACCTACGAAGCCTACGTTGTAGTCCGGCTGCACCTGCTTTTCCAGGTTCTGGCACGTGCCTACAATGGCGTACTGGACGTCCGCAGCTTTAGCTGCGATGATTGATGCCATTATCTTCTTCCTCTATGTTGTTTACCTCTGCCGCGGTTCTGCAACCTAGCAGCTACACCCCGAAGGCCCTTAGACACTTTGCTCTGTGCCCAATCCAGCGGGTTCTCAATGAAGGCCCGAGCCATCTTCTCAGACTCACGCTCAGCCACTACTTTCTCGTCTTCCACCAGGTGCCCGTTCAGCGTAGCTACCATCATGGCGATTGCGTCTGCTCGGTCATCCTTCGCCAAGCTACCGCGGTCGTACGTGATGCCGGACAGCTGCGCGAACGCAGAGTACAGCCAACGTCTATCTCGGGAGTATGCCATACAGGTACTGATATCGTCGTGAATAGCACGCTCATGCACCACCAGGCGGTGCCGACGAGTAACCGGGCTGATTGTGTCGATGATACGACGCTCTTTCTGAGTGGAGTTGTTCAGGTCCCGTACACCGATACCGGCGAGACGCCGCTCACGTAATCGGTTCAGTATAAGCATAGATACGGTACCGTGCCCCATGTTGCTCTCCACCACCATATCCGGGATGTCCAACTCTACGCACAGGTCAATCAGTTTATCAATGTTCTCTTCGCTGATACCTCCTTGGAAGCCACCTACTGAGAATAGGTGAATATACGAGTTCGCAGCCCCACCAGCAGCGTAGGACACTTCGTCCCCACCACAACCAGCCGGGTCCACCACCAGCACCTTATGCTGGTACGGCAGGTGCATGTCCCCGTAGAATGCCGGGAAGTACATCTGCTGACCCATAATCCCCTCGTGCTCGTGCTGGTACAGGTACCGGCGGTCCGCAATGTAGGAGAATGTCTCCGGGGATGAATCCTGGCTGCCAGAGTAAACCAGCATATCCGAAAGCTTGATACGCGTACGCATTTGGTCGGACAGGGTGGTGTCGAGCATGTACTGCAGCTGGAAGCCTTCCGGACCAAAGTCCAGCTCCTTCTCAATCAGCGCATCCTCGTCATAGCGCCCGGGGTCCGTGCTCTCCCCTAGCGTCCCGTCTACACCGAAGCCGGTGCGTTTATAGCCGCGCTCAATAAGCTCCAGGATATAAGGAGCAAGTGTACTTCCATATCGCTCTTCCATTTCAACAGACGGAATGCGCCCAGGCCACACGCGCACCTCGAAGCCACGTCCCGGCAGGGTTTTATAGATACTGTCCTTGGTCTGTGGTGTACCCAGGTACAGCGTATCCCCGTGTGTACAGATAGCTGCGAAGTCTTTGGAAATCATCAGCAGCTGCTCACGCTGGGTTTGCGTTAAACCGTTCTTGGTGGTCTCGATATCGTCCGGAATCAGCAGATCCGCGCGCTTCCCTTGCAGGGATGCAGTGATGCCTACACAGGCTACGCTGGCGGATTTATCCAGCGGTTTCAGGTCACAGTTGACATCATAGCCTTCGAATGAAGTACGGTCCCCACGAGTAGGGTCAGCCTTTAAGTAGCACAGCAGCGGCCAGGTTTCCAGCATACGAATGATTAGGTTTGCAACGTCAGACGCCTGCTTCTCCGCCCCGGACACAATCAATATACGGCAGGATTGGTCCTGGATGAGCCTCCAGACGGCGTAGAGCGCAGCTAGGGTAGACTTAGCTTCACCACGCTGCGCGGCCACCATGCGCTTCCTAGGGCCCTTCTGCATGTACTCTGCAATGTCGGCCTGCATGTCCGTCAACGTAAAACCCAGGAACCGCATACCGATGTATGCGAATTCCCGGAAGTCGCTTAGCGCGGCGGCCATCATCATCGCAATGTCCTCGCGCTCCTCTTTGTGAATACTGCGCGGATTCGCACTATAACCGGTAAGTTTCTGGTTGAGCATGCGCAGTCTTCGCGCAGTCTTCACCGATACCATTAGACAATTCCTTCTAGTAAGTCCTCAGAGTCTGAACCACTAATCTTGTTTAAAATCTCTTTCCTACGCGCCTCTCTGCGAGCAGACAGCTCGTCGTCAAACTCATCTCGCAGGTCCTGCATCTCCTCGGAATCTGCATCCGCGGTGATATCATTATCCTTCAAGAACTTAGCAATGACCGACTTATCTGCTGCGGGGAGCGGTACCCCATCCTCTTTAGACTGCCTGACCTCTTCAATCAAGGCCTCAGTGAGCATGCGGTGCAGCTCTGAGAGGCGACTGCGTTTAGCCGCCCCTGCCATATTTTCTCCTGTTACGTTCCTAGCACCCCGCTAGTGCGTAGTGCTGCCAGTAGAGCATTAAATTTAGCTACTACATCCCCTGTGCCTGTTGCGTTGGATACAGCTGCAGCCTTGTCCAGATACGCCAAATCCCCCAAGGAGTCGGCTAAGTAATCTACGGATGCTTGTGTAGCGAAGCCGTCCCCCGCAGTTACGTCGACCCCCAGTCGGGCGGCTACAATAGTTCCTGCAGGTAATGTCTCTGCAAAAAGTATCGTATTATCTACAATCTCGAAACTGTAACCGCGAATCTGCCCAACCCCGTTAATCTCCACTACAGCCTTGGTGAATGCTAGGCCAGGAGTCACTTCGTCCGTATCCTCGGTCAGCACCGTGCTCCACGGGTAGCTAACTGTCTCTACCCCGCTTATAAAGGTGTTCTCCAAAGCGGAAGTACGGGCGCTCAGTGCGTCGTCCGCTGCCTTCCGGATATCCGCCTCTGTCTGCACGGCGGATACCCGGGCTGAGTGTTCTGAGTCAATGCGCGCGTCAAGCCTAGCATCACCAACATCTACATAGTTCTTGGTCGCGGCATCCTGAGGGCCAGTCGGGTCCGCTATGTTAGTAATGCGATACCCATTCATGCTTATATCCCCGTAGAATCCGGGGATAGCCCTGCCCTCTACTAGCTCTTGAGCCAGGTGCAAGAACTGGGTATTTTGAGAATCTACGTTTACCTCGATGAACGGAGAGCCGCTTGCGAACTCGATGTACAGATACTCTCGCTCTGTCTTACGGATTAGCAGCACAGTCGTGCTTGCTGCCAAGGCTGTATTTAGCCTGATATTAGTGGAGCTGGTCCAAGTGTATCCAGTGGTTTCAACGCCGTCGAGATATACATGAATATAGGACTTGTCCAAATACTCAATATCACACTGGATATCCTGGGTACCAGCTGGCTTGATTTGCTCTTGCCAGCTGAATGCCATATTAATCGTCTCCGAAGTTATTGATTATAGCTCGCGTAGGTGCGAATTCCTGGATTAACGGGACCTGCTTAGTGAAGGTCTTGATATCCATATTACCGGTAGCCAGGTCCTGCACCGCTCCAAGCAGCCCTGTGACGTAACCCATAGATGCTAATGAGTGACGAGGAGAATCTCCCAGGAAAATATCCTGTAGTAAGGATACCCCACCGATGGCGCTCATACCCAGTACGGACTCACTGATGAGTTTCTGGGTGTCTACGTCCTTCCCATCCATACCGTGCTTAGCCATAGTGGCCAGCAGCATAAATGGGAACTGGTATGCCATAATGTGGGCTACACCAATCCACCCAGCATCGTTCAGCTCTCTACGAAGAATCTTGTTAGTGGCAGCCAGTGCGAAGCTCTGGTACCCTACAATGACTTTGCCGATAGGGTTGAACTGTGCAAAGTGCGAGGTCTCTCCAGTACGAATCTGCTGTACCAGGTAGTCCATCATACGCGTCCCTACAACCTCAACTTGCATCTGCAGGTCCGGCTGGAACATGGCACCAGGGTTAGCCTTGTTGGCAGCGATGGCACGGTCCGCAATTTCGCGGGTAAGCCCGAAACGCTCTAGACGCTTAAACGCCTCAGCATCGCCCCTGAACATCTGCGTAAGCTCGTCTGCCACAATACCGGAGTTCAGGTTAACCTGCAGCCGGTGCACCATACTCATGCCGTTGACGTGACGTGCAGCCTGCCCAACGTTCTGAGTGACGTTGAACCAGGAGGCCTGACGGGTCAGGTCCAGGTTATCGTCAGCGTACGTATTCAGCCAGCGGAAGCGCATCTCCTTCTGGATATTACCCCGCAGCACGGTATCTAGACGAGCAGCCATATCCGGGGTCTTGATAGCCACGGCACCTTCCTTGAACCAAGGCTGGTCACGCATACTGCGCAGCACTCTAGCCATACCGAACTCCTTCATAGCCAGAGCAGTATCAGTCAGCTGATACAGGCCGGAGTTCTTGAGCATGGTGGCGTTAGCCATGTTCCCGGCTGCTCGCAGCAAGTCCGGAAGCTGCCCAGCGTCAGCAGGTGCCCCGCCTAGGATAAAGTCGATGGTGTCATTGACGGTCTTCTCCCACTTAGCAGAATCCGCCAGTGCGTGCTTGGACTCGTCAATCATCTTAGCTAGCTGGCCCAGGTCCTGTACGCCTGCATAGGCCATACCGACACGCCCAGACATACGGTTAGTGTACCCGTGCATAACCTTGGCTACGTCAGTATCCATCAGGTCCTGCATGCGCATGCTCTTTCCGTTAATCAGGTACTCTTTGTCCATGTTGAACCGAGTACGCTGGCGCAGGTTCCGCGCAGGGGATGTGCTGCCGGATTCTCGTACGTTACCAGCCAGGAAGCTCTGGATTGCAGACTCTTCTACACCGGCGCTGCGCATAGCCATAACGACCTCATCGTTACCCATACCGTTAATCAGCTGCTTCCACATGGGGCCAGATTGCCCGGCACGGCCGTTGTAGATGCCATCAACCATCTCCTTAGCAACACGCTGCACTACCTCTGACTCCATGCTCGGGTACACGTCCCGCAGGGCGGACCGGAACAGGGCGCGGTAATCATCCAGGGTATTGCCTTGTGCTATACCTTGGCGCATCTTGTCGTAGCTGTACTGGCGCGGGAAGTAGTAGTCGGATTTAACCAACGCACCATCATCCACTAGACCGGCATTGAGCATATGCTCGTGCCACTTGCTAGCCCAGCCGGAGCGGCGGTAGGCATCAACCAGTGGGGCAATCTCTGCATCCGGCACCGGCACAGCGCGGCCATTTACATCAGCACTGTAGGCAGCATCCAGGTACTTGCTCAGGCGACCTTCCAGCGCAGCCCGCTCAGCGCGGAAATTACTACGATGGAAGAAGCGTGAGAGTACACCTACACCCTTATCCTTCAACGCGCCCAGGATAGCATCTTCCACTACGCTGGCGCGAGCATCCATCTCCAAAGTGAGGTTACGCTTGTAGTCCACCACTGACGGGCGACGGCCGCCTACTGCGGACGCATCCGACACTAGCAGTTTAGCCAAGTCTTCGTTGCCTTGGGCGATATTATCGTACAGGGCAAACATAGTGGAGAGCTTCTTCTTAGCGCCGTCCAGCATAGCTTGGGCACGCTTAGCCTCGTTGAGGGTAGTGCTGCCCGCCAGGTCCTGGAAGGCCTCACTACGGAAGCTCTGGGCTTGGTCTGCATAATCCTTAGCTGTCCACTTAACTGCGTCCTCATACGCATCCAGGACATCTTCCAAGGCAGAGCCTTTGGCCTTGATGCCCAGAGCGTTCATGATGTACTCACCCAGTTGGCGGAGCATGCTCTTACCGGTGGGAGACTGCGTACGTGCCAGGTGCTCAACCCACTCAGGGCTGTCGCCTAAACCTGCCAGCATCTCATGCACATTACTTGCGTAATACCGCATACGCGGTGTCAGGGTGGAGTCAGCTGCAATAACAGCGCGCACTTCCTCCAGGCGTTTAGCAATCTCGGGATTACTGTCAATGGCGCGCGCAGTAGCGGCATGAATCAGTTCGTGCACGGCCACCTTGCTTGTATCTGCATCCATAGCGCGCAGCGCATCACCGACTGTAGCCCAGGTGCTGCCGTTAGCTCGTTTAGGTGCGCGCAGAGATACCTCTCCACGCTTAGCTAAATCTTGCTGTGCGTAAGTGTAGCGGCTGCGGTTTGCGGAGCCTGCTACTAGTTTAAAATCAATGTCGTTTACAGCATCGCCCAGCGTGTCCAGAATAGCCTTCTGACCTGCTGTCAAGTGCTCAGACTTCTTCAAGAACTGAACTACGTGCTGTGCTTTTATGTTCACGGAGGCGGTATTGTTTCTAGATACTGGTATGCTTTCATCCAGTGCTCTAGTGAGGATATTCCCCCCCTCTCCTACTCCGGTAACATTAGCATCCCTCGCTGTACGAGTTGTAGGCGCATCCGGGTCAAACATAGGCTTGCGCCCAGTACGTTTCAAGTCCAAAGTAAATAGTGGGGAGCTTTCGTCCGCAGAGACTGCATAGCGCTGTCCCTCAATACCGTCAGTTAGCTCTTTAAAGCCCGGGGCCTTAGTAGCGCCAAGCTTGCGCCACATCTGCTGTGCGGACACAGTTACAGAGCTATCGGATAACAGGTTGCTATACCCGGCTGCAGCAGCACGCTGAACCAGCGCGTTGTACATGCTCGTACCTACACCTTTACCGCGCAGTGAATCATCAACCCAAGCATGCGATACTTGTAAATCATCGCCTACACGATAAGCCTGCACTATACCAACAAGCTTGTCTCCACGATTTACTTCCACCTCTATGCCGGGTACACGTACACCGGCGCGAGCATGGTGCTCTACATCATCCAGCACGTTCAGGCTTAAACCTTCCGGTAAATTAGTAGCAGCATTAGCAGCTACAGCGGCCTCTGCCGGAGCGTTAGCTTGGCTGGCTGAGGCATCTACCCTGCTATAATCTGTTGCAGCCTCTTCCGGGGTAGTACGAGAAGCGGCCGCAGCGGCGGGGGTAGTATCAGCAGCCCCTGCAGTCCTAGCAGCGGCCTTAGCAGCCCTAGACATATCCCAGAGCTGGTCCAACCCAGCCACCCCGGCTACCAGCGCAGTTACCGCAGCAGACTGGCCCAGTTGGTCCTGCGCATAGAATGCGGACCCTACGTCAGCGGCGCGGATAGCGGTACGTGCAGCTAAGCCCGCACGACCAGCAATACCAGCAGCAGACATCGGAGCCAGGATGAACGGGGAGTCGCCTACCAGCATACCCGCGAACCCAGCTACTGTGTTGTCAGCCATTAAGCGGTCACGGTCGCGTTGCTCAAGCATTTGCTGCATGCGGTAGTTGTAATCTTCGACTGACACCGAGTCGTGCAGATACTCAATCTCTTCCTGATTTGGAGCATACAGCTTAGCTCGGGTATCGCTGCTCAGAGTCTGCTTGGCGTTAAAGCTCTGGTCCTGGTCAAATGCCGGGGCAGAGGCCTTGCGGATAGCCGCAGCGATGATGCTATTGCCCATACCAGACGCAAAGCTCTCCCCGGCCGTAGTAGCCGGAGTCTTGGCCTGCGCCAGTAATGAGGCACGTTCCAGTGCGTTTAGGCCGTTGTCTCCGGCATCGTTCCAATCTATGCGCTCAGGCGCAGGTTTAAGTGTTGCGCCCTTAGCAGAATCCTTTTCCTGTGGATTCGGTTCTTGGTTCAGAAACTGAGCCATAATATCTCCTAAAAGAATTTTGATAAGGGGAGGCCCCGAAGGGCCTCTGGTTAGTGCGTTGCTTCGAAGAGCCAATCACGTAGGTTTTGTTCCAGGTACTTCTTACGCTCAGGTTGGGCCTGCTTGTACGCGGGAGTATTCCGCAGCGCTTGCCAAGCCCTACCCTGGGCCTCAGATACAGGATACTGGTACGCCCCCACTGGGGACCTGGCAGCCTTACGTACCTGTGCCATCGCCTCTGCTACAGGGCCAGAGCTACCGTTACCACCGTGATAGTTCAGGTCCACCATGACCTTTAACGCCTCGTCGGAGGCATTCAAACCCTGCCCCTTGAGTTGCTTCTGCACGTTCGGGACGTACTGCTTCTCCAGGGAGGACTTGAGGATACTGATGCCGTCATCAATGGTCACTTTCTGCGGGACAGGCATGCCCGAGTTAACGTGCAGACCGAAGCCTACACTACCCTTGCCCTTACCTTCTCGGAACCCTTCGAACTTCATAGTGGTAGCGAGGATGTCACTAAACAGCGAGGGTTCCAGCCCCACCGAGTTACGACCGTTGACTTGCACGCTTATAGCACGTCCGTTATCGTGGTCATAGAAGGTGGCTGGACGTACCCCTACCTGTGCCTCGCCAATCTTAATCTCCCCGGCCAGCGCCGCATTATATGCAGACTGAGCAGTGCCTTGGACGTCACGGAGGTTCACAGACATATCCTGAAATTTACCCTTCTTGTCAATGACGATTACGGACATGTTCTGACCAGCGTTACCGGCTGTGGCTGCCTGTATCACCACCCGCTCTATATTGCTAGGGTCAGACAGGTACTGAACTTGATTCTGGATATGCTGCTGCAGTGATGCTGTAAACTGCTCCGCATCCCCTTTGTAGTCCCCCATAAGGGACTGCAGGGAAGTGCCGGGTGGCAGGTACACGTGCCTAGGTGCACCAGCAACTTCCAACTCCAATTTACGGGATTGGATGTTACCTTTTAGCATCTTATTAATATCGTCAGCATCCTTACCAGCGAAGGACTCTGGATTATGGGTTTTTAGGTAGCGGAACTCCTCCACCATCGCCGCCCGGGCCTCTTGTCGCTGGGCATCCGCATCTCCGAAGAAGCTAAACCAGTTAGCAGTACCGCTTGGGTCTACCATCTTATCCGTCGGATTTTCTGGGATATCGGTATAGCGACCACTGGCCTTGTTACGCGCCTGGCGGCGCAAGTCGTCCAAGATAGTGTTGCTGGCGTTACTCGGATTCTGGGCAATAGCCGACTGAACCACGCCGCGCCACTCGGATGGAACCTCAGACAGCAACGCCATCTTACCTAAGTCCGTACTGGTGCTATAAGCCTGAGCCCACAAGTTTATACTGTTGACGTTCTCGCGGGAAACCTCGCCGTCCTCACCTAACTGGTCCAGCGTAGTCAGTGTGCGAGCCATATCAGAAGACATACGCTTGTGTGCCTCGTGCGTGGCCCATGCGTCCTTGCTGTTGCGCCCATATGCCAGCAGCTGCAGGTTCCCTTCCGGGGTGTCCGGAAAGCTCTTGAGCAGCTGAGTACGCGCCTTATCTAAGTCGCCCTTGTACATCCCCGCCAGGGTAGAGCTTGGCATATTTCCAGTAATCGCGGCGCGCAATGCCTGGGTATCGGCTGCCTTCTCACGAACAGTCTGAGCCTTGTTCCAGAACTCCATGCTGGTTCCAGCGCTGAGCACGTCCGACGCCGACAGCTCAATGACACGACTACGAATACGCTGCATAGTCTGTTCCTGCTGCTCTGGGGTCTGCCCTTCAAGAGACTGGATTGCGTCGGAGATTTCAAAACGGGCCCGTGTCTCAATCTGAGCACCTGCGCGCTTGAACTCCTGATACAGTGCCGCGTTGACGTCCACTGAGTTAACCCCGAGTTCCTTGGTGACTAGCTCTTGCAGTTGATTGATTACCAGTGGGTCCTGAGTCTGCTGTGCTACGCTGACCAGATACTGCTTGGCCCGGTCTAGCTTCTTGCTCTTATCCAGGTGCTCAGCAGCCAGGATACTGTCTAATCCGGTCTTGATAGATATCTGCGCAGCTGCACCTTGTCCCGCCTGCAATCGCTGATAGAACTCATCACTGGACGCGCTGAGCCCACGGTCAAGGGCCCGGTCGGCCTGGGCCAGTGCAAATGCAGCTCTGCCTTTCTGGAAGGCTGTATAGTTAGCCGTGCTCGTAGCGCGGAGCTGCTCTAGTATGGTCGTAGCGGACTGCTTGGACATATCCGGTAGATACATACCTAACTTGTCCGACATAGACTGGACGTGCTCTTGCTCCTGCTGCTGGAACTCCTCATCAGTCAGGCCAGACTCAGCGGCTTTCTTAGCGCGCGCAATGCTTTCTGTGCGCCACTTGGCTAGCGAGTCATACGCAGCAGCAGATACATATCCATCCTTGTAGGCTTCGCGCACGAAGATGTTCTGCTTCTCCACAGCCTCGTCCTTTGAGGCCATTGCATCTACTGTACTTTGTGCGTCCATAGCGCCACGTACAGTAGCCGCCGCAGCGTTCTCTTTTACTGCCGCATCAAAGCCTACGCCGAAGTCCTCTGCGAATCCTGCTAATGCAGCTAGACGGCTTGCTTTAGCGGTATCTACTGACACCTCACTTACTGTTGACGGAAGAGTAACATCGTTGGCCTGCAATTGTACGCCACCGACATTTAGCCCCTGTCTATTGGGTTGAATCACAGGCATTTAATATTCCTCTTAATTTACCAGGTATGAACTGAGCTGTTGCCCTTACTTCCCCATAAGTCGTAGGCGGCCGCTGTGCTCTGTGTAGCCGACGCGCCGCTTCCGGGTGATGGGCTACCAGAGTCAGAAGAGGATGCAGCGTCGCCGGCGTACTTCCCAACTGCGGATGCCCCGACACTCAGCAACGAGTTAAACATGTTATCGTACGGGTCCGACATGTCCATGTTAGCCAGGCCGCTATCCACAGCCTTGTCTGTCATTAGCCGGAAACCTTCTTCCTGAGTTGCCTGCTGGTCGCGTACGCTGGCCTCTTGGCGCCCTGCTACAGCGTTAACCGTAGCTACGGCGTCTTTAACAGAGGCCCCCATAGTACCGGAAGCCGAAGCCTGTAGTCCTACCTGGCTCTGGGCCTGTAGCTTTTGCTGCTGAATGTTAAACAGGGAAACCTCAGTCCGGTCCCTGGACTGAGCACGCTGCAGCGCAATGTCGTTTAGTTGTTTGGCTGTTTGTTGAATCACAGCCTTGTTTCTGGCCTTGGACACCTCTATCTGAGCACCCTGCCCCAGAACGGTCTTAGCGGCCATGGCCGCAACCATCCACCACATATTAAATTCTCCGTCTGCGTTGGTTGTAGCGCAGGATATAAGAGATATCCAGCACGTTCAGTTCCATAGAACCCTCAGTAAACAGCGTCACCTCGGTTGTGTCTGCGTTAGTACGGCACGGCACGGTAATTGTAGCCAGGTCCATGCGCAGAGCCTGCCCGAGCGTCAGCTCCTTCGAGTTCATCAGGATACCAGTTAGCTCCCCGCCCCAGTTGACGTCTCGTGGGGTATCTAGTACCTGCACATCAAAGTGCCCAGAGTTGCGTACCGCTACATCCAGGCGCAGCAGGCGCACGTGCCCGCTTCCCACGAGCTTGTCATTCTGGTCCCGCAGAATAGGCGTAGTTAACGTGAACGTACTGCGGTAACGTCGCCCGATTACGTAGGTGCCATCAGGTACGCCGCGCACAACCCGCAGGGTGTTCTCCCCAGCAATCTCCTTGATGCCAACCTCGGTAGGCCCCATAGCGTCGCTGGGTAGGTACGTTAGGATAAGCTCTTCCTTGTAATTGTCAGCCCACCCAACTGGGCGCAGTACCGCCGGAACAGTAAACACCCCGTCCTGTACTTGAACTTGCTTCTGCAAATCCGAGTAGGCTTCGCGGTACTCTGAGCCCAGCTGATAACCTTCACGCGGGTCCATAGACACAATCAAAAGCTTGTTGCTGGGACTGGGCCCCTGCATGTACAAGAACACCTCGTCCTCCAGCGCCTGTACGCTCAGGATTGGATACGGGAACGACCATTTATGCCACGCCGCCTGCATCTTAGCGCCATCACTTCCGCCCCACATGAACTCGTAGACCAGCAAGCTATTACGCTCTCCAGACATGCGTGAGAAGGCCATATTGGTGACGCTGGAGTTTTGCATCTGCAACACCCTACCGGGGATATACCGCGGCAGGTGCACAGTGGCATCCTGCGTAGTGTACTGCGCAGCGGTGTACGGCGACGGGATTAACTCCAGAATACCGGCGTAGCTGTCGTTGCGCTTGTTCGGGTAGATTACTGTCTGCCCCGCCATTACCGGAGTCACACGGCTGTCACAATCATAGGTGCTGGTGATGCTGATGCTTGCGTTGGTAGGTGTAAGCACTGCAGAGCCCGGCACAACAGCCTGCATGCTGTTAGCGAACAGGACCAGGTCCCGGTTGAACTGCACGGCGGTACGGTACACAGAATCCTGGGCAGACGCAGAGCTAATGCTGATGCGGTCTGTATCCAGCAAGGACGTCACAGTAGAGCGGTAGAAGCGCTGATACAGACCAGAGGCTGACATATCCACGGAGCTACCACTAAGCAGGACCAGGCGGCCCTGGAAAGCTGCAATACCAGTGATATAACCATTCTCGACGAAACCTGGATTACTATTGTTATCGTCGTTGCCCGCTAAGCGCCCCTCCCAATCCCGCGCAATGACGTTGTCGTCCGCGGCGAGCTCTCTGGGCATGTTCGTAATCTTGGTGATGCTGCCGTACGCCCCCACCTCAGACCAGGTACGGGTGCTGTAGCTGAACTGGTACCATGCTGTCTCAGACGAGGCGGTACCTACACGGCACATTGCTCCGTCAGCTTGCGCTGGGAGCTGTGCAGGCAGGTCCTGCTCCTGGTCTACGCGAGACTGGTTAGAAACCCCAGCGTAAGTGTCGCCAGCGTCAGAGGACACTACACAGTTGCTCAACCCATAGAAGAACAAGTACGCTCCGCGTACGCTCACGCTCCCGGAGGGCAGCCCGTTCGCTACAAGAGAGTCCCGCAGCTGCTGGGCAACGTAGGCACCTGATGCCTCCGCAGCATTGCCGCTGGTGCTACCGGCAGCTGGTGCGGTGTAGTCCCCAGTGTAGTCCACTCCAGCAGAGGTAACGGTGACGTTCCAGCGTTTCTGGAATGCTGCGGATTTAACGTAGAAGAACCCGGTGGTGCTGGGGTCGATGCGCCCAGTATTGTCCACGGTTGTGTTCGGAGCCATCTCAGTATTCAGGATATAAGTCAATCCAGCAATACTTGCGGTCTGCAAAGAGGTCTGACCTACGGTGGTAACAAAGTACGGGTCATTGCCGGAATTAAGGATGGTCTTTCCATTCTTAGCCAGCAACCACCAGTTACCGTTGCTGGTGTTAATCAGCAGGTGCCTACCGTCCGTCCCACGCTCTACGTATTCAGTGAACAGGGAATCAAGCCCAGGGTTATCGATTGTGCTTTCCCAGACAATCTCACCCGGCGGTCTACGGCGGATACCGGAAACCGGGTCGCTGAGCATATTCAGCTGCGCCCCCAGCTGCCCGGGCTGGCGCTCTCTAGGAACCTGCTGGGAGACACCCTGCAGCAGGCTCTGAATAGTACCTTCTAATGATTGCGCCATAACCTCTCCTTAAACCATAAAACGAGCGCGGTGGATTCTGCGTGCAAAGCGGGTCTTGCTGGTGCTGAACCTCTGGTTGCGCAGATGCTCACGCAGCACCATGCTCTTGTAACGCTCAGCTTCCTGTGCGTAATTAGCGTAGTTGCTATCGCCGCCCAGGTCGTTGAGATATACTTGTGCAGTGGTGTAGTTAGCCACCCACATAGCTGCGTGCTCCGGCAGGTCCTCAAAGTCCAAGTCCAAGACTATTTTAAGCTTAACGGGGCTGTCGAAGTATTGGTTCTGCTCCATCAGGTCGTACAGGTTCCCATCACGTACCCCGTACTTGGAGTCAGAGCCAACATCGTACACGGCTAGTTGGTTCCACGGCACCTTAATAAACCCGTCATCGGTAGGCGTAACTTCTCGCTCAACTACGTTAAACCAGAACCCCGTGCTGAGTAACCCGCGACGATTGCGTGCAAGCGCAGAGCGAGCTAATCCCGCACTGGGATTGCTGGTAGATATATCCATAACCCGGGATTCCCCAAGCGCCTCTAGTGTTAAATTTACTGCATCTAATTCGCGGATAAACCACCCCCAATGTTCTTAAGAGGGAAAACTTCCCGGGCTGCTCTCAAATAGGCGGCCCGAGCGTCCAGGATAGTACTATACCTGCCGTAGTTCCTACTCTTAACCACTACGCAGAATCTTTTGCGAGACTCACTCCAAGAGAAGCCACGCGCACCGTTCACGTTTGTGCAATTCTGCGCCTGGCTTACATCTCTCAGATTCTCTATCCGATTATCTGTGCGCACACCATTAATGTGGTCTATGGTATCAGGCCAATACCCGTTGTGTAAGAACCACACAACTCTGTGCGCCAACAGTCGTCCAACCATAGAGTACCCGTTGCCATGCATACCAACCACCCCCGCCACGTCACCGGGGCGGCGTACATTCCTACCGCGACCGCACTTTACTGCGAAGCGGAGGCAGGTTGGGCTGGTCTCATCGTAGTAGACTTTAGTTTCAATACCCATATTGTTCCTCTATTAAAGACCCCTTGGACCCTTAAGACAGGGACAAAAAAAAAAAAGCCCCTGGCACCCGAAGGCACCAGGGGCGCGTATTACTCTTCCGTAGTGTCGGCAGCTGCATCAGCCGCCTTACGGGTTTTCTTGGTAGCCTTGCGGCCAGATTCAACCGAAGCCACCTGGATGTTCTTCGCTACATCGGTGGCGGCCTTAACCGCCTCCCGCTGAGCTGCATTGGCCTGGAGAGTCTCCAGACCGAACGTAGCGATTACTGCCATTAAACCTCCAATTAGGACTTGGTGGTGAAGGTGAACTTGGTCACTGCAGCGGTGTCCGGACGACGCAGGCCGATGTTATACATCGCGTAGCAGTCCAGCACGTTGCTGAACTCGCGCTCATCATCCCAGATACGGGAGGTGAACGGCTTAGCCTCAACAGTCACCAGGGTCTTGGACTTGCTGAAAGTCACCATACGGCACAGCGCGTCGTCAGAGGTGACGGTGTAGGCGCTACCCAGCGGGTGCGTACCAGCCGAGGTCGGGAACTCGGTACACTCTACTACAGGTACGCCGTTCATCTTCACTACACGACGGTCTTTGTAACCGTCGTTATTGGATGCACCGAAGTCCAGGTTCAGGAGCTTCGGATGCTCCAGCAGACGCGAATAGGTGTCGACATCCACCAGGGTAATCATGTCCGCCAGAGGGGTCTTACGCTTGATGAGTTCATCAATACCAGCCTTGTGGGCCAGGTTGATGTTCATGGCGTTAGCCTCCATCTCAGCCTGGGTCAGCTGCGTGGCGGTAGTGGTACCCGGAACCAGGATAGCTGCACCCACCTCAATACCGTCGTTGAACGCCGGTTTCAGGTGCGCCGGAGCAACCCAGGAACGGCCCTTGATGAGCTGAATCAGGTGCGCCTGGTCGAAGGTCTCCGCGAACTCTGAGCCGTTGTTCTGGCCCATCTCGGTCAGGAAGTCCGGGCCGGTCCAGTCATCCTGGTAGTCAATTGGGTTACGGATATACAGTACCGTATCCACCACGATAATCATCTTATCGTTACGGACCGGGGTGCTATCCAGTGCCTCACCGGAGCGACGACCCTTCACCGAAGAGGTGTTCAGGCGGTCAATACGGTAGGTGTTGGAACCGCTGATAGAGCGCTGGCTGGAGAGGCCCAGGAACAGAGCCTGGTACTGGAAGCGGGTATCCACTTCGTTCTGGTACACTTCCAGGTGAATATCGACGTCAGACGCCGCGCCGCCCCAGTGGGCTCTTGTCAGGGCGCTTTTATAGATAGTATCTGCCATATCTTACTTTTCCTTTTAAATGAGATTAAAGACCTACGCGCTTACCGGCTTCACGGCGTGCGAGCAAATCATTATAACGTTGACTGAACTGCGGAGATGCCAAGCTACGGTTGCCCGCCTCCTGACGGAGTTTGGTATATTCTGCACGGAAGTCCGCAGCAGATAATGCGTTGTTGCTGGCTACGCCTCGTACCATTGGGTTCTGCGTCTTGATAAGACCCATATCCCGGCAGAAGCCCGCCACCAATTCGGCAGCCTGCTTAAGCTCACCTGCGTTAGCGAGTACACGAGCTGCGTTACGCAGAGGTTCAGGGGCCTTGGAATTAAACAGCTGCGCTGCTACCTCCCAGTTCTCCTTACCGCCTACGATATCGTAAGCTTCCTGTACTGCCTTAGTGGCTTGGCCAACCTGGTCTTCCAGGTACGCCTTAGCCAACAGCTCTGCATAAGCAGCGTGCTCGCCGAAACGTTCCTTAATGAAGGCCGTATCGATTAGGTTAGGGTCCTGATACTCCAGGGCCTTACCAAGTGCCCGCACCATATCCGAATCAGTTAACCCAGACACTTGCTTCAACATAGCTACCCCGGCGTCAATCGTCGGGTTGCCTGTCTGAGCTAGCTCCTGAGGCTGCTCCTTAGCGCTATCGCCACCCTTATCCAGGGCCGCTTTTAGGGCTTCGATATCCAGAGGAATCTTAGCAGGGTCAGGGGAATCTTTGCCCTGTTGCTGCTGGGTAGGTGCAGGTGCATCCTGCACGCCTTGATTGTTCGGGGCGTTAAGGGGAGCGCCTAGGCCCGGAATCTTAGGGCCGCCTTGGTTCTCTACCTGTGTAGTTTCTACGTTCTGACCGTGTTCTACGTTATCCATCTATGCCTCTGTTGTTAACTTGGTAATAAGCCCAGCTGCTTACCTGCTACTGTTGGGTCTGCTGCTGTCAAGCCCTGGAGTTGGTCCTGTGCTGCACCTGCAGATACATCGGCAGACGCATCCTGAACTTCTTGCTTCTGCTGCAGCTGCTCTTCGGTGTACATGAACGGCTCGCTGACGATACCGTAGGCGTCGAAGTACCAGTCTACGCACGCATCCTTGTTGAAGCGCGGAGTAATCTGCTCAAGCACAGGAATAGCCAGCTGCATGGATTGTGCCGCCTCTAGCAGCTTATCCGCCGCCGCGGCTTTGGCCAGTGCAGAAGTACCCACCGTAACGTTGATGCTCACTACACCTTCGCTGAGATACAGCTTAAAGCGGGGGTACACCAGTGCAGTGTACAGGTACGCCAGCTTACGCAGCCATGTGTCGCTCAGGATACTGAACCCACCACCCATAGCGGCTTCTGCCTCTTTGGCATTCTGGCGAATCTCGTAAGCCGTGACACGCTCACCCTGCCGGGAGTTACCAGTGTACATAAACGCACGCGACAGTTTCTGTTCGAGCATCTGGATGTTGCTGGCAATCCACTGAATCTTCTGAGCAGAGCCGCCCTCGTAAGCAGTGACTGGGGATTTGTTGTTCCCGTTGGAACCGCCGCCACCAACCTGCACAGCCTCACCCGTCTCCGACGTTGAGAACTCGTCTACATCTAACCCGGAACTTGCGTCAATCAGCGGGATTAACCGCGCAGACTCAACCTCGTAGTTAGTTAATGCTTCCGACAGTACCGATAATCTGGCGAAGTCCCCGGCGTAGTCCTCTACCAAGCCGCGCCCGTAGTGTTCGCCGCTAACAAGGTTCCACACCAGCACGTTGTAGGGAAGCTCAAGCTCCGGATATGTGCTGCTGTCTCCAATGCGGTGTCCGTCTGCTTCTTGGTACACCTCGTAGCTTACTACCTCTGCACCGTCCTCTGTCCGCTTAACCTTGCGACAAGCGGCAGTGTAGATATCAACGTCGCCGTATGGGTCTTTGTCACGGTAGAAGGTGCCGCGGAAATCTTCTGGCAGGTCCTGGATGCTTGCGCGCTCTCTGATAATGAGTCGCAGGACGTTACCGCTGCCATCCCTTCGAACGGTAAAGTTACGGACTGAGTAGACGATGGATTTACCTGTCCGCTCATCAATATACTCCAACGCGTTACCTGTAACCAGCAGCAGCTTCACAGCTTGCAACTTCGCAGCATAACCGTCTTTCTCAAATACTTTCTGTGACGCCGTGTTCTCGACCTCGGCCAGCTTAGATTCTGCTGTAGCTGCACTACCAAGCGAACTAATGAACTCGTCCAGGTCCGAACTCTTGGAGAACCGGAAGAAACTAGTGCCTTGCGGGAACAGTGCGCCTACAATCTTAGTGGCTGCAGTGTTGACCAGCTGCGCACCGGTACTCTGGTAGTCACGCTCCAGCGGCCTGCGTCTACCGTCCAGGGAATCGTCCCGGGTAAAGATAGTGCTTAGCGTCCACTGCGCGAACTTCTTAGAGGCATCCAAGACACCTGCGTCCTGGTCCTTCTTAAAGAGTTCTGCTAATGTTGCTTTTTGTTCCAAGCTACCCCCTTACAGGCCCAGAGGATTGCTCTGCCCTGCTTGCCGCCGTTTCTTCTGCTCAGACGTAATTGCATCTGCAGATGCAGAGGCGGCCCCTGCAGGGTCAATCTCAGCAATGTTATCTGCGGCGCTATTAGCCTCTAAGGCAGCCTGTTGTTTAGCTGCGCTGGCCTGTTGCTCTGCCAAGCGCTGCTGCGCCTCTAATCCTGCGTTGTCAGTAAGGCCGAGCATATCCGTGGCCTTGCCTAACAGTTTACCTAAACCACCACTCATTCTGACCTCACTAAATGATAAGTTGTTTTGTACGTGTTACCAGACGTGCTCCGGCTAATGGCGATACGCCCAGCGCGCATGCACTTGGCTATTGCGTGCAGGCCCTGCATAATCACAGACACTGCCGCACCATTGTCCGGTTTCAATACGAAGAAGTCTGTATACAGCACAGGCTCTACGTAATGACAGTCCTCTACAGCCTCTGGGTAGTAGCTGACAGCACCGACTAAGTCGCCTTGGGAGTCATAGACTCCTAGTATATACTGTTTACCCAGTATACTTCCCAACACCCTCCAGTAGTGCTGCTCAGGAGCCAGGCCCCGACTAATGCCGTGGCCCAGTTCGTGCAGTTGCTTCACTGCGTCTGTAATATCGTCAGACTTATACAGAACCTTGAGAGTGTAATCGGAAGTTTTACTAGTGCGTTTTAACTTCATTCCTACTCCGGTAACTTCATTTATCAGCAGAAGAAGAAAGGCGATTCCAGCACTTGCCGGATGTCCAGGGTACCTACCTCGGGCATATCCAAATCCGTCAAGTCCGCCCCAGCTGCTGCCGCCGCGTGAGTGATATCCCCAAGAAGGTCATGCTCTTCGTAGAGACGCACAAACTGCTCGCGGATGTGCCGGTGCATAGTATCAACATCGGCTGCATGTGTAGCTAGGGAGTCGTGAATCGGCACAATGTCCAGACCCTCGGCGGCACATAGAACCATCATCAAGTGCGTACTATCCAGGCTGTGCACAAAGTTCGGGGCAATCCCCGAGGCTGCCTTGCGCTTGTTGCAGGTCTTGAAATCCCGATTATGCACTCGCATGATTGTGAGGTTCATACAGTCAATGCGTACCCGCACTTCTTCACGCTGTGTGTAGCGGTTCATTACGAGCCCGCCCAGCGGAGTATACCACTGCAGGTGCTGGCTTGCCGGTACACGCCTAGCGAGGTTCTGCAAGTACGACATAACTGCCGCAGCAGCAGGGTTTGCCTCCTCGATAGAGGCGCGCATACGCGGGGCCAGGTAGCACGACAGATTCCATAGACTGTTAGTGTCGGTACCTTCATACCCCTCAGCGCAAGCGCCTTCAAAGATGTAGTCACTGCAGCTGCGCACCGTGGCGCTGTAGAAGTAGGTCATACTGGGGCGCTTGGTCATGCTGCGGGTGATTTCGTTCTCTCTCCAGTAAGTGCTCTGGATAACGAAATCCTCCTTGTCCAGGTCCAGTATCACCTTCTCGTCCGTGCGTCGCTTCACGTCCATATACAGGTCCGCTTTCTTGTCGTTACCCTCCCAGTACAGGTTCGTCAGACGACCGCCCACAGGGTCTCTCAGGAGCGCTGAGAGGTGCTGCCCACCTGAGTTCGTAGCGTCCATAGCGACCGGAGTTCTGGAGATGTACTCTTCTGGGCACGGAGAATCCAGAGCAGCCACCAGGTCGAGCACTGCTGCCAAGAAACACCACGGTGAATCGGCCTGCTTAAAAGCGTCCGAATCAAATGGATTCTCTGCAACTGAGCGGACAACTGCCATATTTTTATCAACCCAATCTGCGCGGTCTTCGAATAGGGTTTTGTCATAACCAAAGCATGTAGCGACGTGCACTTTGAGCCAGAACAACCCTCTCTCTCCAAGAGGTTTACCTCTACCGAATTCCAGCAGAGCCTTCTGCAAATCAGAACCCTGCGGGTGCAACGAGGACTTGAAGTACAGGCGGTAGCGCCAGTCAACACAAGTCGGGAAGTACAGGGCTTTCTCATCTTTGAATTCCTCTGCCATCTCCAACGTAGTCAGAAGGCTGCGCAGTTGCGATACACGCTTACGGTCGGCGCTGTACCATAGAGACATACGCGTCTTCCACTCACCGAAGCGGTCAAGCTCTTCCTCGGTGTAATTCTCTTTCGGAACCCCGTCCAGATACCACTCCGGTTTCGGCTCTGGTACTGAGCGCGGCATACCTATCCCAACACCCAGGGCCCGTGCTTCTTGCACCAGTTCCAGTATGCGCTTATTAATACGGTACGGGGTTTCCTGTGCCTTATTAAGCGCCTTTTTGATGCCATCCGCGGATTTAAATGCTTCCGCTACTTCACGGAGACGAGCCCTGTCAATGTGCGAGTTATGGTAGGTTCCGCGATTGTCGATAGGTGTGAGGTACCCACCATCCCACAGAGTAGTGTGCTGCATCGGTGGTACCAGCATAGGCGGCTTCATGGTTACGGTATCAGCGGACTCTACCAGTTTCTGAAAGGCCTCCATAACGTCGTCAGCCGGATAGAGCATGCTCAGATTCCCGCTACAGTTCTTCCACTGGAACAGTCCCGTCTCAAACACTGCGGCACACAGCAGACGCCCTACGGAGATGTTCTGGGCATTGGTCCAAGGCTCGTGCCCGTAGTGTACGTTCTCGGCACTGGCACGGAGCGTACGCAGGATGTGCGTAGGGGACTTCGTACGGCGCTCTGTGAGGTACTCATACACGCGGTCCATGTACGCTGGGGCTACGTTGCGTAACTGCAGAGCCAGTAGCTCTGACTGTACGTTTCTGCCCAGTGCGGACATTACCGCCTGTGCAGTCTGACGGCGACTGGCGGACTCGCCGGGGGCGACGCTGAACGCCTCAAACATTGTGCACAGGCTCAGGGTGGTCAGGACATCCAAGGGGATTAAGCGCAGGAACCGGCGGTACTTCCCACCAATGCCAGGGGCTTTGACATTTCGCATCTCATCGATAGCGGCAGCAGCCACTTCATATGCCGAAGTGAGCATACGCTGCGTCATAGGCAGGTTCATAATACCACCGTTCTGCAACGCGTCCGTAATCAGCTTACGCGCGCGCTCGATTCCGCGAATCTTATAGGCCTCTTCAAGCTCCAGCTGGCGTTTCACCAGTGCTTCCTCTGGTACTACAACCGTATTCAGGGCGCTAATCATAGGCGCTTAGTCTCCTTGGTTATGTCCGGTACTTCTAACTACTGATTGCGACTTACCCAGAGGTTATACATCTCCAGGTAGTTTTTAGCGGAGCGTTCGTCGCCCCGTTCTACTGCTTTCTGCCACATCATGTGGCACCACTCACTTGGCCGCACTATCCATCTGCTCCAGTTCTAGAATAAATAACGCACAGCAAGCGGCGTGCGCCAGGTGCGGTAAACCGCTCTCCGAGTCCAGCGTTTCTCCCAGAGCGTGTGCTGTGAGGTGCCGCAGTAGCGCGGCCTTGTATCGGGACTTACCTTCGGCTACCGTGTGCCAACTGTGTGCCGCATACTTCTGGGCCCCGAAGGTCAGCACATCACTGATACGCAGCAACGCATTCGGGCACCCGTCCAGTAGCAAGTCCATTCGAGGTTTGCCTGCGTCATACTTCATGCCTGTACCTACTGCACTCATGCTAATTCCTCCACCCCGTGGGATTTTAAGTCTGTTCGATGTGCTGCTGCACCATAGTCGCATACAGCGTAAGTGGTAATACCCAGTCCGCGGAAATGCTCAATCACTGCGGGACTGTCATCCCAAGCCGCCACAATGTTTTCCAGCCCGACTTGGTTACGCAGAAATTCCTCTTTGATGACAGTATCCTTTCGGTTGTCGCTGTGCGGCCTCATAACCAGCTCGGAGTACATAACGAAGTTCCGCTCCAGCCAGGCCTCTGTTTCCGCTCTTACTATATCCGAGCGCCCTGTCAAGATAATAACCCGCAACCCTGCGCGCACCATGATGTTGCACACTTCAATAGTGCTATGGATAGGGCTGTCATCCTTAGAGGCCCGGTTGAATTCGTTCCAGCTGTCAGTCAGGTGCAAATCAACAGTAGGCAGCAAGTGCAAGCGGTGTGTACCATCAGCCAGCGTGCCGTCCAAATCAAAGATTACTGCCTTCACTTAATAGTCTCCCGTGCTTTGCGTCGTGCCCGAGCCTTGCGGGCCTTGAGCTTCTGTGCCTGTGCCAATTCTTCCGGCGTCTTGTGCGTATAGTATAGCATATCCGTAGGTTCGCGGTCTAAGTAATCGGCGACCCTGCGTAGAGATTCAGCAATAGCCCTAGAAGATTGCATGCTACCAACAATCCAGCGCCCAGCGGCAGATGCCACTTTGCCTTCCCCTCCATTGCACGAGCGATGAAGAGCACCCCGAATACGCCCAGTAATATGATCATGGTCAACGACAACAGAATCACCAGTTACCCCCTTGATTGTGAAGTCCAAAGGTTTGCCACAAAGGAGGCAGATACCTCCCTGGTCTTTGGCAAGCTTAATAGCCACGGAGCGAATCTGTGCCCGTGTAATCTTTCTTAGGGCCATACCTCAATCTCCCCAACTACATCCAGCATAGCATTGTCGTGAATGAGAGAATCCAAATGCTCAACCGTTCTTCGATGTGTTTTGGGTGCTCGTTCACGCAGAGCATCCAGAATAGTTTCAAGTTCATCGTGTTTCCCCTCGTAGTATAACTCAATCGCCCGCAGGCTCATTTCCTTCGCAGACATCTTCGCCATTGTCTGGGTGCTCCTGTACCCACTGTATATGCTGTTTATGGTACTCGTGCAGCGAATGCACCCAGTCACGTAGACTGGGAGTAGTCAACAGTGACATCAGATACAGGTACGCTGAATCTGATTGGGAGCGCCTCAGCCACAGGCATTCTGCCTCTGCGAGTACGTCTTGGTTGTTTCGAGCATAAGCCGCTACAACGAATTCTGCGGCGTCCTGCTCTGAGGTAATAGGGTAGATAGCATCAAAGGCCGTTCGCTTCCCACAGAGCTTCCCATCAAGCAATGTGATGCCTTTGACGTTATCTGCGTCATCCCCTGCTAGCATCTGCCACCAGAAGAACTTGGTGCCGTGTGCTCGCACCGGCATAGCCTGGGTATCATCCCACTTAATCCAGCCGAAGGGGTTATCCAAGGCAGGCCACACGGTTCCGGTCGGGATATCAAACCTGGCCATAGGGCTGAGCCAAGAATCCTTGTCCTGCGACATCAGGATTCCCCGGTCCCCGAAGCTGTACGAATCCATTACAAAGAGGTCGTCGGCCTCAAAGTAGTCACTGCTTACCACCTGTATGCCATGCTCAGAATACTGGTCCGGGTTCTCAATCAGGTGCCGCTTCAACGGTGCCTTGAGTGGCAGCTCCTGACGCTTATTGCGGTTCCCTTGGTACGGCTTAGCCGTAGGCAGGTGCCAGCGCAGGCACTTGGCACATCCCGTAGGCGTCAGATACGCCACTGCTTCTGAGCAGCCGACCAGGAACATGTCCTCAAGCAGTAGCTGATAGAAGCGGCGGATTGCAGTGTCCAAACGTTTCACTGTAGCAGCAGATTTATAAACTGTGAAATCCGCGTCATACAGCAGAATCTTCCCAGAGTTCTGTGGAGCTAACTGCTCCCCGAGCTGGGACAAGTCAACCCCATTGATAATCATTAGCGCCCCGTAATGTCGCGGGCCTTCTTGTCGGCCCAGTTAACCCAACGCTCTGCCCACTTTGCCTTGCTCAGCTTATCGCCAAGGTAACACAGTCCCGCCAAGGGGATCAGCGGGAGAATCAAAGCTACGTAAATTGCGCGAGATACGTACAGCATCATTAAATCTCCAGTCTAGCTACTGATTTAGCTGCCAACTTCACCTGCTTGCGGGTAGGTTTAGCGGCCCAGCGCACCACGTACATAGTGCAGGGGTCGTCCTCCCGGATAAAGGATACGTACCAGCGGTTGCAGGCATGTTCAGCATAAGGCACCATAAAGCTGTGCCTGGGTGCGTGCACCTCTACACGTACGCCCATGCTTACACCTTCAAATTATCGGCGAAAGCGCGCATTGCGCGGGTTAGCACAGATACACCCTTTGTGCCCCCTACTACACCAAGCGCCAGTGCCATAATGACCAGGCCAGCCACGAGCAGAACTAATGCCGGTACAGATAATACATACGCTATAAATTTACGCATTATTTACTCTCCAGTTCAGAAAGCACCAGCACGGTGCCGAGCATGTCCCCGATTACTTCCGGAGTACGCAGACTCTGGTCTGCATCGTAAATACAGGAACCAATCTCAGCCAACCCGATGCTGAGGGTACCTACAACGCGTATAAGCACGAGGTCATCGCCACGTAACTTATCTGCATGCGCCGCAAGGTCATTGTGCTCTTTGAAGGCGGTAGCGGCCAGCTCCAGGTCCATGCCATACAGGGCGGCCATCTTGTCCAGGGCGTCATAGACGTCGTCTAGGCGGTGGATACGTACCCCGTACACCGCGGCGCCGTATACTACAGTGCTAACTGCGATAGCCAGATTCTTGTACGCGTTCAGTACTTGGTCCATTAATCAAATCCTTTCAGTTTGTGTTTTGAAATGAAATTGTGGGCTTTGGTCTCAGTGGCCGTAGCCTCCGCGCCCAGGGCGTATGCACGGCGCCGGGACTTGGCGCACTGGTGAGTCAGGTGGTAGCGGTGTGCACTAATCTCATTACCCAGAAGGCTCACCCTGTGTGCGTGAGAGTTAGCCGCCCAGTGCCAGTCATTTGCTCGCTTCTGCAAACGCTGTGCACGCAGAAGCAGAAACACGGCGTACTGTTCTTTGGCCCATGTGATTATACGCATTTATGCCCCCAGGAAGTTAGCCACTTCATCGCGCTTAGCGCGCAGTTTGTCAGCCTGCTCGGCATGCTTCGCCGCTTCATCTTTGCTGTGCTTGGAGGCTTCTACGCGCGCCTCGGATTGAGCGGCCAGACGCACGGCGTCGTCTGCGAATTTAACTGACATCTGCTTGTAAAACTGTGCTTTGGCATCGGTGCGTTTAGCTTCTGCTGTGTAGGCTGCACTCAGGAGTTTGATGAGAATGTTGATGATGCTCATGAGCTTCCTCTAAGGCCCCATGCGGGGCCATATTAGTTTAGGTTAGGGTAGATTAGGCTTGAGGCGCAGCAGGCGCAGCGGGCGCTACAGGAGCTGCAGGGGCCACTGGTGCAGCTGGGGCTGCCGGTGCTGCTGGTGCTGCCTGAGCAGTAGGGGTCGCAGGAGCAGCTGGAGCAGCCGGTGCCTGCATAACTGCCGGACTCGGAACCGAGCCAGCGTTCAGCAGAATGTCCAGAGCACTGCCCGGGAAGTCTACGGCCTTGTACATATCCTCCTGAATCCAGTTCTTGCTCTTACCGTCGTCGAAGGTACCCTCGATGTGCAGGCTACCCCAGGTCTCTTTGGTTGGGTTGTTCCACAGGAACAGCTTAATCTCGGAAGCATCCAGGGCAGGCATCTTGATAGGCTCGCCGGTGTTCGGGTCGAACTTCGGAATCGGGCGGATACCGGACAGGTCCACGATGTTAGACTTCTTGCCCGCGGCACTGGTGTGTTCATCAATCGGGAAGGTGAAGGCCTGACCCAGACGCTGTGCCGCATGCTTAATGCTGTTGTCGTAATTGAGCTTGTCGAAGAACTTCTTGAAGCCCGCTCGCTCAAAGTTACTGATAGCCATCGGGTACGGGCGGATACGCTTCACTTCGCCGTTAGGGCCGAACACTACAATGCCGATGCGGACGTTAGCCACTGCAGGCTTACCGGTAGGCTTACCACCCTTAGTCGGCAGACGCTTACCAATTTCCACATACTCGGTGAAGTAGCCGTAGTATTCACCCTTCGGCAGCAGCACATCCTCATACGCACCACCCTGTGCGGTTTCGGTCATATCAACATCCTGCGTTTCAATCGCAGCAGCTACCAGGGAGTTCAGAGTGTCCAGTGCATGCATAGTCATATAATTACGTCCTCGTTTAGTTTAAATGATATTTACGTGCAGATGCAGGGCTTATCGGGAGGAGGCTTTGAGGGCCGCCACCAAGAACACCAGAACTACGCCAACTGCAATAGGTCCCCAGAACGGGAGCAGCACCCATAGCCAGGACCAGGCGATAACGCCAGTCAGTTTCAGGGTTACAAAGATAAGGCCCAGCACAGAACAGATTCCCATTTTCATCGTCACCTCTATGTTATTTAGTACGACCAACCCAACGACCATCGTCGTCGAGCAGCATCGGAATTAACTGCGGGCAACCCTCGGTGATTACCATAACACCCAGGATTGGTTTCTTGCGGGTGAGCCTGCCGTAAGCAAAGGCCATGCTCTTGCGGTCAATCAGACACCCTGCATACGCACCAAAGTACAGCGCCGTTGAAGAAGCAGCATACTGAACCTCGAAGCGCCCATGCTCATGCCCCAACACCAGAGAGGTGCGCTCATGGGATGCATTGAGCATGAAATCACCGCTGACTTGATGCTGGAAACGGACAGGCCCCAGCGGTGTATTGAGCACCCAAGCGTCGGCCCACGACCACGCCGGAGCACCATGCTCAGGGAATAGGATATCCCGGTACTTCTTGATAAATTGCACTGGCAGACCGTGAGCTTTAGCGCGGCGATATACGAGTGAGCCGTGATTGGAATCGCAAACCAGTAGGTTCGGGAACAGTTCATGCAGCTCCTCCAGTACTAGCTTAGCTTTCTCCAGCTCCACCCCGGCGCTATCTAGGTTCGGGTCAGAGTCGTGGAAGCTGATAGCGTGCCCATCGGTTTCGTCACCCACCTGCACCACCATGTCCGGGCAGTACGCATCACGTACGCTCTCAAGGAACGGCATGGCGTCTACGTGAGTATAGGGGGCGTGCAAGTCTCCTACCACCAGGATGCGGTGGCACATATCCGGCACCTTTGTATTCCCGATATCGTCCGTTGGGCTTGGCTGGATTAGCTTACGCGCCTCCTGCAGCCCGCGGTTGGCACTGGCCTTGCTGCCCTTGTTATCCATGAAGATGCTGCGCCAGTAGCGGACAAGTTGGCGGGACACACTAATGTCCGAATCCACATTCCCGCGATTATCCAGCTCCTGGTTGTAGTATTGAGCGGCCAGGGCGTTGTCGAGGTACTGGCCCAGGATTGCCTGGTGCTGCTCTTTGGTGAATAGTTTAATCAAACTAATTTTAGCCAAGGTTGCCTCTCTTGTGTTGTTCCTACTCGTATCACATTAATTTGCTGAGAATCATAGAATCAAGCCAGAGTCAACAAATAATTTTATTTAATTATTTAGTTGACCCTAAGCCCGTTTATATGCTACCCTAACCCCCTACACCACCCAAGGGTCCACCTATCACTATTCCACGATAAGCTTGTACTCCCCTGGGAAGAAGGTAACACCATCCCCAGGGTCTTCTGAACCATTGTCCGGATTAATTAATTCCACCCCCCACGTGACAGGGTCGTATCCAATAACCCTGTGCTGTGTGCCTGGGGCATAATACAACGCCAGCTTAGGGTCGATAGGCTCAGGCCCAAGTTCCAGCATCTCCACAATACTGCCAGGTTTGATACTCATTCTACTTTCTCCTTATCAGTGGCGAGCAAACTCGCCGTGCAGCGATTCTCTCTTAGATTTAACCCAAGCCTCTAGCTTTAGAGGGTCGGCGCTATGTTTCTGGTAACGCACACCGTTAACACACACTTCCGCTCTCCAGAGCTTTCCGCCACGTATGGGGAACACCCCTTTAATACCAGATGTGGATTTGGCTGTGGCACCTATATTGCACTGGTTACTGCTGGAACTTGCAGCGCGTAGATTGTCCCAACAGTTATTGAGCCCGTTCCCGTCTGCATGGTCTATGACGTCAGGGGGTTGTTCTCCCGTGTGCAAGTACCATGCCAACCTGTGGGCTAATAGGACAGTGCCCTTATAAGTGGCCTTGTAGTACCTCCCGTCATAGGTTCTAGAATTGGCTACCGACCCTGCTGCTGCCTTTCCTCTAGATACAAGCCACCATAAATCCCCAGTCTCTGCGTCGTAAGCAAAAATCTCATGCAGTTCCGGTCCTATTTCTTTCGGCATAGTATTCCTCTACTGTTGGTGTGGTTGTCTTAGCATACATACTAGGCCCGTGCTCACACTCTGCGGGGAATGGTACTTCCCCTATAATCCCGTAGTTGGGCCATAGCTGGTGTATGCGCTTAGGCGCTTCCTCCATGCACTGTTTAACCAGGTTCCCAGCTAATACAGCAATCTCTTCATTAGCAGAGTCGGTATAGAGCGCGTCGTGCACGTTCGTAATCAGGCATACCTGATTGTCGAACCAGTCACGGGCCAAGAATGCACGCAGAACCATACCAGCCGCCACCGCCATCAGGAAGAACGCTTCCCCCTGGCACCAGTAGTTCGCCATCTCAGTTTCCTTGTAGTCCATTACCTTCTGCTTACGCTGCCCGGGCACAACCTCCTTCCACTGCTCCTTCTGGCGGAAACTGTAGCGGGCACCAGCAGGGCTGGTCCACGTCCCGATGCGGTAGATTCGGTAGCTGCCGTCGTCCGCCTGCTCTCGGTACATGCGCCCCTCGTTCCCGGTACGCTCTACCTCTTCCTTGACAACAGCGCGGAAGCCAATTGTTTGCGGGAACAGCGCAGCCTCGTTGTCCAAGAAAGCCTGTGCGAATTCCACCGTACATCCAGTAGCAAACGCAATCCCCTTAGCCGTAGCGCCGTACTGGGCTGCAAAGCTAGGAGCCTTAATACCTGTACGCATTGCCTTCCAAAGCGGATGCAGCTCGTGCTTCTTGTTGTGGCAGCGCTCATATACTTCTTCATACGGTAATCCCTCGCGGAAAGCTAGGCGGTAGCAGTGCATATCCGTACCACTCTGCAGCAGTCCCAGTAGTTTCTTGTCACCCGTGTGTACACAGGACATAACCACTTCCAGTGCCGAGTAGTCAACCTCGGTGATACGTCCGTTGTCCCCGAATCTACTGGTGAACACCTGCTTCACCTTGGATTTAGCCACACCGTCGCCATCCTCATCCGGGCGGGGCAGGTTCTGCAGGTTCGGGTTAGAGCTACTCAAGCGCCCGGTTACGGTGGCGCATGTATTCAGTCGGTGGTGAATGATGCCGGAACCATCGGGACGCTCCGGGATTACATACTGCAGCATCCCCTTCCGCTCTTTGACCTTACCTTCTGCGTCCAGGACCTCTCGCAAATAGTAAGTGCCGGTATCCTTCTCCAGCGCCGCCAGCTCGTTCACCAACTTACAGAACTCGAACCCTTGGCGAGCCAGCGCCTCCATTGCATCAGTGCTGGTGCTATACACAGGGGTGCCATCCTGCAGGGTGCGCGCCTGCCGGAACTCTCCGCGCTCTGCGTACTTCTCTCGGATAACTTCCGGCAGCTCCTGGATATTCACTAGTCCCGGGCAGAAGTAAAGGTCATCCTCCCACTTAAGTTTCTCCTCCTCGGTATCAAGGCGGAATACTTTTGGCAGCCCCTTATTCTTGCCGGACTTGTACGTGGTCGCACCCCATGGTGTATAGTCCTGAGTATTGATAGCAACCCAAGTGTCCCCCACTTGCCAGTAGTCGGCCTTGACGTACTGAGGGGGGTCATAGGGAACCTTCTTGCGGTACTTGATAGGCCCACCGTACACCAGCGCAGACATATGAAAGTCCGAGCCGAAGTTAAAATCCAGTGTCTCCGGCAAGTCCTTCGGGATGTACTGCTGCAGCTCCTGCTTAATCTCGCGGATGCGCTGCTCCTGCTCCTCTTGGTTCTTGCGTGCAATTGGCATATTAACGAACAGGCCGAACCATTCGCAGTACGCCCAAGCCAGCAAGGCATCCATACGCTCCCACACGTACTGCATCTGATTGCGCCGGGCGAACGTAGCGCACTGGCCGTAGAAGCACAGGGCCGTGTTAGGGATGTCCCCGTTAACTAGGTAGTCGTGCAGCAGCATCGGGTCAATCTGGGAGGTTAGCACACCCTGCTCCCAGAGAATCTTAACCCCGTCTACTTTGTGCGTACCGCCGTACTTAGGAGCCGTCTCGTCCAGAGACGGATACATGCTCTGAAAGTCCGAGGCGATGTATTCCCCGTGCATTGTGCAGAACACCCTGCCGCCGCGCTTGAGGAAGTCCTCAAACTGCTGCCGCTGGTACGTGAGGAACCAGCTAATTTCATACGCTGCGTTGTGAGCAACAATGAGCCAGCAGTCTTCTGGGATATTAAACCATCCGCAACCATTCGGCGAACTGTTCGCTGATATAAATTCAGCTCTGCTGTTGAACCGCACTGACTGAGTAGGGCCGACAGTTGTAGTTCCGTCTGCCTGCGTTGTATCAATTCGCCACGCTGACTCCACAACGTAGTTATACGGGCAGTATGGGCTTGCTTTAGAGCCGTAATATTCATGGTTCTCCGTCTCCAGGTCAATGTGCATTATACTGGTTGTCATACTACTTGAATCTCCTCTACGTCAAACTCCTCATGAGGGATGTTGTAGTGTGAGCGGATATCGTTCAACCAGTAGGCCGCAAGCTCCGCGTGGTAGCGGTCTTTAAAGCACCCCCACACCACATTCCCGCGGTCCTCATAACCCCGGCGGAATCCGTAAGTAAGTAGGTATACCTTCATTTCCACTTAACCCTCCGAGCTTTATTGATAGCTAGATGCACAATCAGCTGGCTGCTGTCTAGCGTGAAGCTTTTAAGTGGTGTACCTGCAGATGCAGCATACGCCACTATAACCCTGGCGTCGTCCGTTGTGATATCTTCTGGTTTAAGCATAATCTCCTCCTGTGTACCTACATAGCGCCCTCGTAGAAGGCGCTAGGGAAGTCACCGGTTAATCTGACCTTCGTCAAATCTACAACGTCCAGGCTCGAATCCCACCTCGAATTGCAGGAGCGATTCTTTACCAGATAGTGCCATCTTGTTCTTCGGAGTACTGATACCACGGACGTTTTGCATGTGCGGCTGCTCGTTCCTGTCTAAGCACCCCATCATAACCGCCAAGTCCAAGGCACCTTGTACGCCAATCTTGCTCTGCTTCATAGCGGTGAGCGGCGGGAACAGCATGTTGTAACCTTCGAGTGAAAGCTGCATAGTGCCTACGATAGCGCAGTCGTTCTCACACCCAAGGATACGCAGCTCCTGCCAACGTGCTTCGAGGTTCTGGTGCTCGGTCTCCATAGTACCGCCACGGATGTTAGCCACCATGTCGATGATGATTACCGCGGGGCGCATCTCCTCCATGAGCGTGGATATCTGGGCCATCGTCAAGGAGTGCGCAGCCTTAACACGAATCCGGTCAGCCCTGCCTACTTTCTTGAGGTAGGCTGGTACGAACTCTTGCTTACTGTGCCGGTCCTTAATCTCAGCCAGAGTCCAGTGCAGCGCCGCTTGATATACCCTCGGCACTGTACGCGTCGCCGGACCCTCGTTAACCAGCCAGAGGATAGGGCGGTCCCCGTACACTTCCGGCTGCTGCTGCATTTGCTCAGCAAAATCCACAGCAATAGCAGCAAGCAGACTAGTTTTACCAGAGTCCACAGGAGCAGCCACTGCGATGCAGTCCCCGCCGCGTAGACCTCGGATGTTGCTAGCGAGTTGCTCGAACACGCCAAGTTTAAGACCGCCGCTCTCGTCAGTCGCGGCAAGTATTTCGTCAACACTACCGCTCTCCCATTCAAGCAGCGACTCATGCACCGCAGCGCCGTCACCGTACTTGCGCTGTAGGTGCTTCATCTCCAGTAGGTAATCAATCTCCTCGCCGTCTTGGTAGCGCTGCGTAAGCGCCGCCACCTCCCCGCTGTAGGCCAGCTCATTCAGGGTCTGGACAATCCCCACCACAGAATCCTGCGGCACGGCTTGTACTCCCCGCATAAGCTCGTCCATGATTACCCGTTCTTCCCGGGATAAGTGCCCGGCTCGGAGGTTGAGCATGCTCTGCATCGCGTCCCACTGCACCTCCTGGTGCTCCGGGTACGTGTTCCAGTACAACCCCACCCAGTCTAGTAGGTTCGACGTATCCGGCGCGAGCATGGACTTGGGTATCTGTTCACGCAGTCGGTTCCACACCTTCTGCGTGCACATCGCTTTAACTACTATTAGGTCCAATTAAACCTCCTTTGGAACGCAGATTGCTTTAGCGGTATACACCCTGAATGTGTCAAACTTCTCTTCGAACGCCTTAGCTGCCTTGTTGCAGGCGGACTCGGTTGTGAACTCTTGCGTAGTCAGCGCAGCGAAGTCCGTATCGCTAACCGCGCTACCATTAATCGCCATGATTAAAACCCAGATACCCATTTAAACCTCCACTTTATAGATTGCACCCTTTCCGGCATGAACTTGACACAGCCTCTCTGCGCTGAGAAGACTGTAAGAAGTGTTGACCCCTATCCCACGTCCAGATTTACATAACTGGAACCAGAATATTGGAAACCACCAGAATTTAACCTGCGCCTCGAATCCGCAGTAGGTGTCTTGCACAACTCTGTACTTATTCTTAAACATCCAAAGCCTCCAGAATCTCTTTGATTTCTGCGTCCTTCGGGTCCGCAGCGAAGTAGTGCTCTCGGCACTGCATGAACGGGCGCAGTGCCCGACGTGCTGCCGATACCCCAGCGTGTCCCGCCGGGTCATTATCCAGCATCAGAATCACTTCCGGGCGATTCTGAATCAACCAGGCACGCAGCGGCGTGGGCAAGCGTGTACCCAGCATAGCTATAGCCTGCACGTTCAACGCACTGTAGCTCGTAACTGCGTGCTGTATCTTCCGGGCTGACAGATAGTCCTCGGTGAGCACGACCTTTAGAGGTGCGGCCGCAGCTACAGCCGGTGCTACGGCAGGTGCCGCGGCAGCGAACGCTACCGGATGACCGTACATTACCCACTTCGGTTGCTGTCGGGCATGCACTGCACGGCCCAGAGCGGCGCTTCCGACACGGAAGATTATCCGCTGTTTCTCTTTGCTCCATTCTGCATCCTCCACCATTTCAGGCATGATTCCCTTTGTGGTCAGGAATCCGTAAATAAAACTCTGCGTTTCCGCAGGCGCTTGGCTAATGCAAATTGCATCTGCAGGTGCAGAGGGCTGCACCCTCGGCTCTTCCTGTAACTGTATGCGCTGGTACTGCTTGTGCTCGTTAACCGTCTTGTGACACCTAAAGCAATACATACTCCAAGCATCAGGTTTATTGTAGATTACTGCTGCGGGCGTCTTTCCGCAGCATCTGAATCTACTGGATTGTCCTATAGCTAAGCGCTTGCATGCTCTAAGCCACGGCTCGTCCATACATCACCCCGGATTATAAAAGCTGCCGTGATATTCTAGGGCAGCTTTGCAGAAAGTGTTGTGGGCCTCCTCCTCCGACTTAAACGTGCCCAGATAAATATGCCTACCGTTGACCCGTATCCTAGAGTACCACTGTTTCCTACGAGAGTTGTAGTATGCACCCTTTTTAAAGCCAGACCTCGACACATTTCTCCGATTGCAGCTGTTCCCTCTATGGGTAGCGGCGCGGAGATTGCACCACCTGTTATCATCCCTAACCCCGTTGATATGGTCCACCACTGCGGGTGTATCTAGGCCCTGTAATTCAAAGGCCAAGCGGTGGGCTTTACACATCTTTCCTTTGTACCAAACTAATAGGTAGCCGCCAGAGTAACTGCCCTTTGGCACACCGTCCTTGGTTATAACCCCAGTAATGGGGTCGTATTTCCACTCAGGGTTTGCTCTTTTGTTTTCTTTTAATCTCATTAGCCATCCTATTGAGGTCATGGGCCAACTGCAAGGCCGCATCCGGTTCCATACTATAACCCACAGCGTCGGTAATGTTGTGATAACTCAGGCTCAACAGTACATTAACTAAGTCCCCATTGATGCGCGCCACCAGCTTACGCCGCCCATTTTCTTTTAGGTAAGACACGCTATCCGGAACCGGCGGCAGCTCGTCGTCCCCTGGCTCTTGATAAAGTTCGAAGTTGTTCCAATACCACGGGCGGGGGTCCTCCTTGTCGCGAACCCCGTCCAACTGCAACCAGTAACCTCCGGTGCCAACGTCCGTTACAATGTAATACTCCTTAACGCCCTGAATGAGTCGGAACGCTGGGCTCTCAACTGTGCGTACAACCTTATCACCAACTTTAAACTTATACATAATCAACCCTCCACAATATTATCATACCCGCCCCAGTCTTCTGCGACTCGGGTGCCTAGTTCAATCAGTTCCTGTTTGAAGCCGTAATCGGAGAACACCATTATGTACTCCGCCGCCTTCTCTGGATTCTCCTGCACCCAGCTAACAAGTTGTTGTTTAGAAAGCTGTGACACTACGCGGAACGCAGCCAGCAATTGCGGGTCCTCGTCCGGGGGCATGTCCCACGGCTGCCGTAAACTGAGCGTTGGCGCAGAGAGCCATTGGTCTGGCTCCACCACCTTAGGGTCCCGCTCAATCGGAAGGTGCGAGAACGTACCATCTTGCAGTACCCGCTCAAGCACTTGCCCCAGGATGTTCAGGTCCAGTACCTCATCCGGGGTGTGCTCGTGCATGTACCCTACACCGACGTTGGTGCACTCAGGAATTATGCCAACGAACTCAGCCGAGTCAGTATATACCCCCTTCTGTAAGTGCCGCTCCGTGCGTCCTAGGCGCTCTGCTAGGGCCTTGGCAAAGGTGTCAGAGCAGCAGCGCATGTACCGTTGATGCGTAATGATACCGTCGCCGCGGCGGTCGAAGCTAATCATCGCCTTGACCCCAGTCCAAAACCCAGTGTCATCCTTGACCGATGCAGCGCTACCCTCGCAGCCTACCTCTTCATCCACGAAGAAGCAGTAGCGTCCGTGCACACCCCGCCGCAGCATCTCCAGCATCAGGTAGATACCAGCACCGCAGTCCGCCCCCAAGCAGTCAGCTTGTTGCGGATTCTTTACGAACAGTACGCCCTTGTTAGTACAGCCGACGTCCGGCGCAGCGCTGGTTGGGCGCGCCACTGTGTCGAGATGAGACGTAAACGCTACGTCACTTTGCTCTGAGTCCCCCACAAGCACGAAGTAGTTCCCGTGCTTGTCCTTTACGTAGTGCATATCACTACCAAGTGCCTGCATAAGCAGCGGCTCGAACCACTTAGTGCTCGCCCAGCTAGGCCGGTGCGTTTGCAGTATCTGCAAGAGCAGCTGCATATCAATCCCGTGCGGATTCAAAAACATTAAGCTGCCTCCTCTACTTCTTCTTCGTCATCGTTGCCAAGGTACCTCTCTCCCAAGCAATCAGCTGCATGCTGAGTGAGAATTAACCCGTGCACTGGGTGTTCTTCTGCGTGCTCAACAAGCACGTACCGTTCCTGTGCACACACTATTTCTTCTTGGTCGTGCACTGTACCTTCTATCTCACACTCCGCAACGTCATTGTCGTATACGTAGGCGGTGTGGTAATCAGACCAGGTGCAGTCGTATCGGCTATACAGACCCTCGCGCCCAACTACTTGCACATACTGCTCATTTTCAACACAATCATCGCACACCATACCATCATAGGCTGTTTCCTGCATGTCATCTACGGAGTAGCGCTCCCCGCAGCAGCAGCACCGAGCAGATTCTGTGCCTACGTAGATGTATCCTTCTGATTCTTGCGCCTCGTAGTCGTAGTCATCACGAATTACAAAGGCGTCACTGCCCTCTTCATCAACACCGCACTGGCTGCTGTCGAGATATGGCATCAGCACTGCGCCGTCGTATTGCGGGTGCGGTATGCGTGCCAGCATTACACCTTCGAGACATTCAGTGTTTCTGGTGTACCCATGCCCCCGCAGGATTGCATCCGCAGCGTTGCCATAAGCACGGACGTACTCTTTGGTTTCAGGTTTTACGATTGCTCGTGCCTGCACTTCGAAGTCGTCCCCGAACAGCTCCCCGGTGTACTGGATGAATAGGCGCAACCCATTATCCGGCAGCCCGTGGCTTGTGGTAGCATACGTCCGCACAGGGCTATGCTCAAATGAGTACCCGCTCATGCAGCTACCAGGACCATTCTCGTAGGCGTCGTACCATTCCTGCTCGGTCTTGCACAGGTACGTTGTAGGGTCTACGTTCATAGCCTTGAGGTCTTCGATAGCATCGCGGAAGTCCACACCATTTCCGTAGTAGTTAGCGAGCCACTTACCTACGCGCATCTCCACGCAGCGGTACTCAGTAACTGCGGCGAAGTCCTTGTGCATCCGCGGCTGCCCCAGCATCACGATAGGCTCGCCGTTGCGGAAGCCGAATCCAAGGGGCACCGCGAAGCGAGACACTACGAATCCGTGCAACTTCATGAGCAACGCCGCGGCATGTACGTCTCTGATGTGGCTACCGTAATCGTAGCCAGTGTATAAGCGGCGCTGCTGCTCTTCTGGCGCAAGCATAATGCGTTCGAATAACTGCACGGCCTGCTTGTGCACCTTGTAACCGGTGAACTCTTCGACGCTAGCAAGTACACGCTCAACCACTACATTCTCGCCCTCATAGAAGTCGCGGCGGCGTTCCCAGAACTTGTTGTCGATGCAAACCCTAGCCGGGGCAAATAGTTCAAAGAAAGTCCCTGAACGGTACAAGTCCACCCGCTGCAACGGCCCGGCAGCCTTGTACACGTCACGATGTGTCGGATGAAGTGCTCCACCTATAGAGACCTCTAAGCCCGGGGTGTTTGCGCTGACTTTGAGGAGACTCGTAAGCGCCTGCAGTGCGCCCTCAGTGTGCGGGTGGTCATAACCCTGCATTTTCAAGTCCTGGAACGGGGTCCAGTAATCGCCACTGGAATACATAGACTCCCGCATTGGCAGTGCGTTTGCACCTTCCGGTAATACTACTTTCCATTCGATAGGTGCTGTATTAGTTTCTTTGGTAGTATCTTGCATTTTCATTTGCTCCCGAGTTAATTGTATTGCGTCGTGTATTAATAGCTCAGCGTTCGTACCACGCAGCAATTTGTCGTTGCTTATAGTATGAGCGCACAGCCGCCCTGAATCTTGCGTAAGCTCCACGATACCCATACCGTAGCAGTGCTGCAACCACATCGAACTGAATGTGCTCTTGCAACTGCCGCGCGGCAGACTCTGTATACTCGCGGTAGGTTGTGAGAACAGTGCCAACACCCTCTTTTCTAACTCGGAGTAATCTACGCTCAACTGGCACGATTTGCTTGAGTTCATTAGGAACCTCTTTGAATGTTTCCCAAGTGCAGCCGCACTTGCCCTGCGTTTCCAGCAGACGCCACATAAGCAACGCTGTTTCGTCTACTGTGAGCATACGCTGTCCTTGAACACTACGTTGCGGGCCACGAGTACGTTATGCGGCCATAGGATTAAATCAACAGCTGGAACAAGTGATTGTTTCCACTGCTTGGTGTTTTTGTCGTAATACTCGGCGCGGGAGTATACGCTGGAGTCCAAACAAACCCTACGGTGGGTACCGAACGTATTAAACACATCATACTTAATCACACTACACCCCGCACATTAAACCGGACGCAGTATCCACGCAGGGTCATACCCAGGCGCTGCGCTTGTTTCTCATAGTGCTGGCGCAGTGCCGCCTTCGCGCTGAACTCACGCGCCAGCCCGTCTATTGTTGGCTGCTGCTTACGCATCAGCAGCGTTTCAGGATTCTTTCCGTGCATACCCTACCTCAAATATCGTTGTTGCTCTTACCGTCCACAGTGAGCGTTACAGCGGCGTCCGGGTACTGCTCTTGCACTGCCGCAAGGAGACGCGCACCCAGCTCTTTACAACCGCCCTCGGGGTCTTCAAATAGGTCGTACTCAGGGCGCGGCTGCGGTTCCTGCGCCGCTGGTTGCTGTAACTGCACCGTGCAGTAGGGCACCGGGTTGCTTACGTCGTTGCCCAGCACCAGCATAGCGCTGGTAACAATGATGTTGAATACGTTAACCATAGAGTTGTCTCCAATCGGTAATGATGCCAAGATTCACGGCGTCCAGCACAGTGCGGGCAGCCATTTCGGTATAGGTATCCACAAATTCTAGTGGGGAATATTGTTCAGGGTCATGCTCGGAGAATATAACCACAGTGTAGTTGTATTCTTCGTATACCCTATTGCACCACACGGGCCAGAGTTCATGACCCGGGTAAACCAGTATTGCTTTCATATGAAACCTCATACGCTAGTTGCATTCACATAGCGCCCCGTAGGACGCTATAGGCTTGCTACTAGATATACTCACCCACCACTACAAATAACAGCACTATTGCCGTTATGATGACCATGAATTCTATACCCATACAACCACCTATCGGATACAGGCCGCTATCATAGCGATTACCAGCATAAAAATAATGAGAACTGCATCAATATCTAAAATCATGCTGCCGCCTTTAAAGTTGCATCCAGTACAGCGCGTACATCCACTCCCTGTGACACCAGCATAGACACGAGGTCCGAGTCACTCACGCCAGTCTCTTTAGCTTTCTTGATGGCGTTTTTAACGCGCCCCAGCGCCTGCAGGCGCACTGCATCGGCATCCAGTGCGTCATTCTTCACCTGCTCCGCTTCGGCGGCGTACAGGGCCATACAGGAGCTATAGAAGCTGGTCACGATAACCTCGCGTTCTTGCTTGTTCGCTTGTTTATAGTCCAGACGCATAGTGTCCAGTTCAATGCCCAGCTTCTCAGCCGAGGCGTAGCACTTCTTCGCGTTGAACTCATACTTACCGGAATCTTTATTGAACTTGATAGGCAGCAGAGTACGCAGCACCATATCAAAGTCGGCGGCATCGCTGCGCTGCATTTCAGTCGCCCAGGAAACGTTGCTGCTGATAAGACCGTGGAAGAGCGCGCTGATAGTGATGTTACGCTTTGCTTCTACTACGTCGCCCAGTGCCTTGCGAATGCTGCCAGCAGCAGTTAACTTGAATACTTTACCAGTTGAATGAGTCATGATGCACCTCTTTGATTGTTGGTTGTTTACTTTACGAATTACTTCACATAGCACCCCATAGGATGCTATAGGCTGTAATTAGTGTCCGAACTGTCCAGCAGTGTACCAACCTTGCGGAGCCTTACTGCTACCATTTGTTTTGTTCTTACCGCGTACGTTCTTGCTAAACGTCGCAGATTGCTTCATCCGCATATACCCTGCACGATTCAAGGCGTCCCGGCGCTTTCTAAGTTCCGGGCCGGATAGCTTCTCAAGACCTTCGAATTGTTGTTTCAATTTATCTCGGTACTTCATTAGTGTGCTCCTTATAACGTTTTAACGTTTGACGGGTTAGATTCTGGCGGAATGTACATGCCCGCCTAAAACCTAACTCAAACGTCCCTAGCTCAGCGGTTGCTAGGATACCAGCAGTTTAGCTGCCAGCTTTCGAGTACGACCCACTGCACGACCGTGGAAGGGACCCAACCTCTCGGCGCTATTCTTTTAAGGGGCAGCGCCTCAGCGCCCCAGCCGTTTGTCATCTCGGCCCTTGATGTTACTTCTTCACTGCACTGATTGTCTAGGATTGGTCGTCAACGTACCAGTAAAGGTACTGGGCCTCCCCGCAAATCAGCTTACTGCTTACTTCGGGATTCAATCTAGCTTACGTCCTTCGCGGTGTCAACTCTTTTTATCGAGTATCTAACCCTTCACACCATCTAGCTTTAATCCGGCAGAGCCTCCCGGCTCGGCCCCGGTTAGCCTAGCTAGTCGCCAGCGCCTCCCGGTGATTGAACTATAGCCCTATTGAACCAAAAGAAGCAAGTACTTTTTTAAACTTTTTATCACTGAGAGCAAAAAGGGTAAGCAGGTCAAATACTTATAACCATACTAGGGATAGCCCTATGCTGGCCCTAGCTGCAGCCACGTCTAGCCAATACTAGCCAGTATGAACCAATACTACCTAACACCATATAATACTGCACAGAGCAGAACGCAGTGTCCGTACGCAGTGTAAGGACACGGAGTGATGCGGTGACTGTGTAGGTATGTCAGCCTACTGCGTAGGCACAGGGACATACTAGTGAGTACTAGTGAGTGCATAGTGAGTAGTAGTGTATATAGTGCCCTAAACCCCTCCTACTCCGGTTACTTCATTTCATAATAGCTTTCGAATGAAAGTAAGAGCAAAGGGATAGCGCTGGGATAGTGGATGTGCGCCCTAGTGGGGAGCGCGCAGCTTAGCACAGAATCGGCACAATGTAAAGCACTAAGGATAGCCAGTGGATAGCCTAGTGCGCACTAGGGATAGCACCGGACACGCCCTATGGCCCCACTACTGGCCCCACTAGGCAGGCACTAGGCGGGCCCACTAGGCACGTACTATGGTCCCGCAAAATAAGCAAGGCAGAGCGCACCCCTATGGCCCACAGGGAGCGCACAGGGATAGCCATAGGGTAGCACTAGCGATAGCCCTAGCGCAGCGCAGAGAGCCACTGAGTGCGCCCTAGGGCCATCTAGACGGCTAGACGTCCACCCCACCCCCTCCTTTTATGCGCTAGCCACCCCCTATGGGGGCAATTGGCGTCGTTGAGGGTGAGG